ATATTTTTCTTATTTCAAAAACCTATTAATTTTTTACAATGCGAATATTCGCACTGTAAAAACCTATTACAAAATTACAATGCCGAATATTCGCATTTCAAAATCTTACTAGGTTCTAAAAACACTTAAAGATAATATATGGTATATTTAATATAGAGAGATGTCACAATTTGTCATCATAATTGATAACCAAACTATTTGGAAATTCTTTAAAGAAGAACATCCAAACCTTAATCCCGAGAATACCATATTAATGTTTATTGATATTATGAATAAACTCTCTCAAGATGTAAACTCAACCTTTAATAACACGCTTGCGCAACAACTTGTTGCGAGTATGAAACAACTTCAAGCACAAGTTTCGGTTGTTTCAGATAATGTTGCTCGAATACAAACAGATACATTAACTAACTTCAGTTTAAAATTATCCGAATTCAAAAAAGATTATATGGAGGATGTAAAAATGATATTGACCAATAATGTTTCAGAAAAAATTGCTCCACTCTTGAGAGAACAAAATACCATTATGATAGATAAAACACATCTGTTATTTAATGATCTTATTCCAAAAAACAACGAATCTCTCTCGAAACAAATAAACGATTCTATAAAATTATTACATTCTTCTATTTCTGAAGATACAAATCGTTTTCTGTCCTCTTCTATTAATCAAAAAACCTTGGACGATTTTATTGCCGGTCTAGATACAAAGTTTGCGACCACATTATTAAACTCTCAATCCTTTTATAATTTATCTGAACAACGCTTGGATAATAGTTTAAGAGAGATTAAAAATTCTACCGATATGAATTTTGGTTCTCTAAAAGAAATATCTACCAATAATCAACAAATTGCTACATCTCTCAACACCAGCGTTTCTGATATGTTAAAAAAAATGGATAATACCGCAACCAAAGGCAAGATATCCGAGAATATAGTATACAACATATTACAAACATTATATCCAGTTTCACAGATTGATTCGGTTGGAACTACCAAAGAAACCGGTGATATTATATTAACACGCAACAATAAACCAAAAATTTTAGTGGAAGTGAAAAATTGGGATAAAAATGTCGTTCAGGAAGAAGTCAAAAAGTTCATTCATGATATCGAAACGCAAAAATGTTGTGGTCTTTTTATTGCGCAAAATTATGGCATCGCCAATAAAGAACAATTTCAAATTGATATTCACGATGGGAATGTGCTTGTCTATATTCAGCAAGTACATAATGATGCAGAAAAAATTAAAGTAGCAATTGATATTATTGATCATTTCAAAAGTAAATTAGACGAACTTGATACACATACTGACATTGATACTATCAGCAAAGAATTGTTAGATTCTATTAATCAAGAATATCAAATGTATTGTGTTCAAAAACTAAATATTATAAAAACAATCAAGGATTTTAATAATAAAATTTTAAAACAAGTTGATGATATTGTTATTCCTAGTTTGGAAAATTATCTCTCTACACGTTACGCTTCATCAACGAGCAAATACGTTTGCCAGTATTGTGAATATATCGGTAAGAATCAACAAGCAATGTCAGCACATCAACGTGGTTGTACAGTTAAAAAGAATATGTCTGAAAAGAAAGATGGAGAGATTCCAGTAGTTTCAGTTAACTTAATACAACAACCAGTATTAGACCTCATCAATGATATGAAAAACAAAGAGGTTAAACCCAAGAAAACTAAAATAAGTATAAGTACGTAAAACACATTACCTAGACACACCTCATACTATAAAAAATTGAAACATTATTTATTATTTAAATAATGTTTAACCAATCCAGCAAAATGTCATCCTTATCGAGATTAACCGACGAAGTAAACGAATCAGACGGACCGACAATGCCGCCGCCACCACCGCCACCACCCGCCTCCGCCGCCTCGGAAACTATAAATATATCCTTTCTAGCAAAATGCTGGAATGGTTTAAAACATTGCGCGGGATTATTGTACATTACTTTTGGTATATATTTCTTGTGGATATGTATTCATTATTTCGCCGTTCAATTATACGTTTATTATTGCGTACAACCGACCGTATATGGTTTCTTCATCTCTCCATTTCTCGCGTCCGCCCTCCACTGTAAAGCACTTAATTGGTCTATTTATAATAGTTCAAATATTATTGAACATATGTGGGTTTTATTAGGCACGTGGATTTGTGCGAAATTATTTATTAATGTCACGACGAATAATTTATGAACATCTAATATATTATTATCATCAGCAATTTATATTATTATTACTTTTTTTATATAATTTATTATAAAATTGATTTATAGTTAACACACTAAAATAGATTAAACCACTACCGCCAATCAACCAAGAAAATGTCTGGACCTAGCAGCAAGAAACAATTCACCGCGATTAGTTTATTTTCCGGTCTCGGCGGCGATTCGCTTGGATTAAAACAAGCAGGTTGTCGCGTCATTGCGTATAATGAAATTAAAAGTAAATTTTGTGAATCGCATCAAGCAAATTTTCCCGACTGTGAATTAATCAAAGACGGCGACATTATTGATATTGTGAAAATCCGAGATCCGTATTTTGAAAAATATAAAGGGCAGACTGATATTCTTTTTGCGGGATTTCCTTGCCAAGGGTTCAGCAATGCGGGCAAAAAGAAAGACAATGACCCTCGCAATACTTTATTTCGCGAGTTTTTAAGGGCAACAAAATTATTAGAACCAGCAATGATTATCGGCGAAAATGTCAAAGGACTACTCTCGAAAAAAACTGAACAAAACGGCGTCTCTTATATTGATGTGATTGTCGCCGAGTTTCAGCAGATTGGATATGACGTTCAATTTCAAGTCTTTAAAACCGACCAATACAATGTCCCGCAAAAACGCGAACGACTGATTATTATCGGCACAAAGAAAGGCAATCCGTATGGGTGGACGCCAACATTCCCTGCCCCACTGAAAACAAAACCAAATTTAAAAAATATCGTGAAATACAATATGACGGGCAGTATTAAAGTTACGCCAGAATTGTTTGCGGGCATTCCGCCAGAATGTATTATGACGAATATGTCCGACACGAATAAATATGCCGAGAATAATAAAGCACATCCGTATCTCGTCAGTAAATTAATTGCGGACGAAGAAAAACGGACATATAATGATAAACTCCACGAGACGCTTTTCTCGTTTGGTAAACGGGATAGTCCTATTCACTGCGAAATCGTGGATATCCGGCAAGCCGCGAAAACTATCATCTGTAGTTACGACCATCAACCGCGGTTCTTTGTACCGTTAAAAAACGCATCGGGCACGTATTTGCGGATGCTTTTACCTGATGAACTCAAACAAATCCAAGGATTTCCTGCGGATTATATCGTCAAAGGTTCAGTGAAAGAACAAATCACGCAAATCGGGAATGCCGTGCCGCCGCCGCTCATTAAAGCGATTGTCGAACATATGCTTACGACTAATACCTCCGCATAATGCGTCCGCATCCCGCATCCCACACACATCCCCGTCGACCGTCAAAAAATAAAAAATATTTTTATTACAGACGCGCACGAACGATATATATAAATATATATTATTTAATCTCTCTCTCACTCTACATACTGGGCACCACCACCGGTTTAGATAAGAACGCCGTAATATCCGCCTTGAATGTAGGACGCGGATAGACTGACATCAGACCAGTCAAATGCTTCTTATTTTCGCCACGCGCATACTTGTCTTTCAATACTGTAAGTTCATTAATATAATCATTAATCCACGGCGAATCCTGTAAAAAGTCTGCCCCGTTTAAATAACAGACTTGCGGGGCAATATTTTTCTCAATTTGGCATTTATATTCTTTACCGGTAAAGATGACAATATAATAAATATCGGGCGACGGGCAAGTATCGTTGAAATAGATGGTCGTGTTATCGGTCTTTTTCACTTCAATATCAAGACCAATACCGCCGACATTACGGAAATCTTTCGACTGCTGACTGCCTGCTTCACTATACTCTAAACTCAATCCATCTAATACAGACTTTACTTTCGAAATGACATCGCGTTCGCTATTCTGGGTATTGCCTTTTACCGTTACTGTTGATTTAATAAACTCAGTCGTCATCACACTTTTCATACGTTCTTGGATAAGAGCGAAGAGTGAAGGTTTGGACATCATATTTATAATCGGGGTTGATAACATCGTCATTGCTGCGATTGCTGCCATTTTGGTGATGTGATTATTGGATAGTTACGTCTGACTATCCGCCATAAAGGATTTCAATTTTTTTAAATAATTATATGAATTATTTTATATCGCAAGTATATAAAATAATTATGAGAAACCACGATAAAAAAGATAAAAAAGAAACCGATTTACCAGATGAACTTATTTGGATATCGCATATCATCATGGGTCTTTTCTTTATCTATGTCGGGTATTCGGTTTTGGTACGAAAACAACTGGCGCCGTACATCTCGGTAGGTGTCGTTGTATTAGGCGCTCTCGCCATCTTGTATCATTCACATTTATGGTATATTGACGGGCAGAGAGAGACCGCAAAAACCTAAAGACATAAAAAAAACTATAAAGATGTCTAAATATTCATATCCATAAGTAAACGCAAGAGAACGGTAAACACGACGGCATGAATACCAAACCCGACGGATGTTGGGCAACCTTCTTTATTGGCAATTGTGCCGACTGCGAAAGATAAGAGACTATTTACGAGTTTATACGTCCACGGGTTAAACAAAACCAAGAGTAAAAAAGTCGTGTACAAAGTGTATCGCCATTTGTCGGCAGAATTTGCGTGTTTATTACAAAGTGGAATCGCGTTTTGACTTGCGGGATGGTTCATTCTATATTATATAATAGCAATAGACAAAATATATTTTATTGCTATTATATTATATAACTAAAGATGCGGAAAACTAGGAAAACAATGAAAACAAGGAAAAATAGAAAAACTAGGAAAGGCGGGAGCGGAACCCCACCTAAATCTTACTTTCCTACTTTACCTAGTATTGTTGAAGAAGTTCCTGAATTAATGTATAATAGTAATTTAGATAAGAAGAAGTGTGAAAAGACAATTGAAAAATTATCTTTCTTGTATAATTCCGAACGAGACAAATATATGAATTTATTACGCGCGTTAAAAAAAAAAGGTATAAACCCGATTACATTAACAGTAAAAAAATATTAGGTCTAGAAAATAAAGTAAGATATATTATCATCCATACATTTCGCGCATTTCGCCATAGGTCATTTTTCGACCCATCTGCTTTTCAAATTCATCGCCGCCACTTTGTAATATACTTAATACCGCCTCTTGTACGCCGCCGCAGACGCCGCCGCCCGCGCCCGAGGATTGATTTAATAATACCGCCGTCTTTTTCATTCCCTCCGCTTCCAATTTATCCATCACCTGCTTTAGTTTAATATCTTCTGCTGGTGCTGGTGTATTGGTAGCAGCAGCAGCACCAGCATTTGTCGTATTAGTCGCCATTTTATTCGTTGTGTAATTATATTTAATACATTTAAGTATAATTTAATTATTAATCAATTTTTATCAATAATCATCTCTCGCGCAATTTTCTTAATAATTTTATTTTCATTATCATCAATTTCGCCAGGTCCGCCCATCGCTTTATTAATCATCCGCATATACTGATCATTCAAATGACTGCTTATATTTTTTGACGCGGGATACGCATCGCTCCACACCGTTAATAAATCGCTGTTTTTTTTCGAAATATATTTAATTGCTTTTCGCAATCGCGAGTAAGAAAGATTTTCTTTCTCCCATTTATTATCGTCTTTTACGTACATTGTTTCACGTTTAATATCACTACAATGTACGGGACGTTTATGTATTTCGATTTCATTTAATTTCTTGATCATAATATCGGAAATACCTTCGATGTAACCTACTTTACAAACACTTTCCAAATCCTCTAATTGTAATTTAATTGAATTAACAAAATCCATAATATTCATCGCATCTTTGCATTCTTCATTCAAGAAAAATTGGAGATTGAATGTTTTATTATTACTATTATTCATATTTTGTATATTTGTCGTGGTTTTTGTATTATTGGTACACATATCAATCATCTGTTTTTGTAAATCGTGGTTATTTTTTACCACTTCTAAAACTAAATTCGTTAATGATTTAATTTCATTTTTTTCATCCTTTTCATTTTTCTCATCTTTTTCATTTTTTTCATTTTTTTCATCCTTTTCATTTTTCTCATTTTTCTCATTTTGGACATTTATTTCAATATAGGTCGGACATTTTTTACGGTGTGTAAATAATCCTTGCCGGTACACATATTCCTTACCACAATCGCATTGGCATTTTTTCGGCATTTTTTTGTCATTATTTGTCATCATTTTGTGTTTCAGTGTGGCAATATGTTTGGTAAAATTACTTTTCTTGCTACATTCAAAGTCACATATTTCACACGCAAAATATTCGGCATTTTTTGGCATTTTTTTTGTCATCATTGTCATCCTATATTTGAATGACACAAAAAATGCCTAAATCATTTTCAAAAAAAATGAAAAAAAGTTGTCATCACAAATGAAAAAAACAAAAAACGGAAATGAGAGCATAATGGTCACAATCACTTTTTTTCACTTTTTTTCACATTTTATTTTCGGTTTTGGCAAAATGGACATTTTAAAAATGTCCAAAATCGAAAAACCAAAAAACTTTTGGCGAAAAAAAATCACTTTTTTTTATTAAAATAGTTTCAATGTAAATATTAGAATATTTCATCTCTGTTTGGCATTCGCAATATGCTGTTATTCTATTTTAGTGTTTTCGCGCGCCTCCGCTGCTTGTTTTTTGGCCAATCTCTCTGCGCGTCTTTTTTGTTTTCTTTTCTCTTTTTTGCTTTTATAATATTTGTGTGTTTGGCATTTCTCTTCGGCAATAGTATGTTTATCGTTTAATACAAACAAGGAGACATATTGAATAATTGTTGATAAAAGGAAATAACCCAGTAAATATACGATTACATTTAACATGGAAGGTGAGATGGGAAAATAAGAAACCATAAAAAATCCAGTAAAGACACACCCTAATCGCATAATTAATTTTAATAAAGAAACTTCGATTTTTACAATTTTCGGTTCTATAAAACAGGATATGGCAGAGAGACATATAATAATATAATCCAGCGTATACAACCTTTTAATTTTACTATAATCAATTATAAACCATAAAATAAAGAATGAATAAAAAAGCGAGTTTTCATAAGGATTTTCCCACGAATTTTTACCACCAAAAAAATTAAATATATTAACACAATAATGAATAATGAAAAACAACGGATCTTTTAGACCAACTGACGTGAAAGTAATATAATGTAATCCTTTTAATAATTCCATTATAAACTTATTTTTATAGGGTTTTAAACATTTATTGTCGACTAAATCATCATATAATTTATTAAAAATGCCGGATATAAACGGCAGTAACAATTTTATCGATAACATACTTTACTTTACAAAATATAAAAAATAACATTTCTTTTCGCAATATTATTTTTTATATATATTTTTTATAATATAAGATTAATGTATAAATGGTAAATAAACTAGTAAAAAAACACGAATGTCCTATCGATAATTATATTTTCGATTTTATAAATAACCATTTACACGTATATAATCAACTTGGATTCACACCAAATATGGTAACCACAATGAGTATTATTTTTGGCGTATTATCTGCCCAACAAATCTTAAACGGAAATTATTTCGTCAGTGCCTTGCTGATGTTATTTGCGTATTATTTTGATTGCGTGGATGGTAAATTAGCACGCAAGTATAATATGATATCAAAATTCGGCGATTATTATGATCATTTCGGTGATTTATTTAAAGTGGTTGCGATTGTATACGCGTTATTTAAAACCAGCGGAGCAAAATTAACAGGACGACAAAAAATGTTTATTTATATTATTATCGCATTGACATTATTACAAATAATTCATTTCGGGTACCAAGAACGGGTATATGATAATGACCAAGAATCGCCTTTTTTAAGTATATTTAAAAAACTAACCCACTTTGATTTGTCGCCGAAAGATACGATTCAGTATACCCGCTATTTTGGTTGCGGCACTTGGATGGTGTGTTTTGCGTTAATTATATATTTTTGGAATAGTTAGTCAATATAGAGTAAAATGACGACGAAGATGACGAAGATGACGACGAAGACGACGACGACGACGGACGTATCATCATCCATCGCCGATATAAATGATATAGAAAAACCGGATAGCGAACCGTGGATTTTTTATATCATTCAGAATCGCGGATGTACCTATGCGGGCGTTTCGCCTGACCCGCATAAACGTTTAAGAAAACATAATGGCGAAATATGCGGAGGCGCCAAATATACATTAAGCAAAGGTCCGGGATGGACCCACGTTTGTTTAGTCCACGGTTTCCAAACTAAAATCCAAGCACTTCAATTTGAATGGGCAGTGAAACATGTCCCGCCGCGTAATGAAGGCGGTCTAATTAGTCGTTTAAATAAATTAAATACAGTGCTTAGTAAAAAGAATTGGACGAGTAAATCGCCAAATGCGGACGGTATTCCATTAGTAGTGGAATGGAAAATACCTACAACGACCAATCTCTCCACCTATATTTATCCGAGTTATATTTCAGTAAAAAATGTAGAGGTTAGTTAACCCAACACAATCTAACACGCATCGCATCGCATCGCATCGCACCACTATATTTAATTTAACCGTTCTTCAATGATTAACGAAAAAGACCAATTCACGTCGTTTAAATTCACCAAGTTACCTTTATCGTCATTTAATCGCACATTTAAACGGTCAATATATGCCGGCATTGAATAAGTGCGTTTACAATTTTGTAAATCTGCGCCGTAGATGATATAGGGGTCGGGCCGAATATTTTTAATATCTCGCAAAGGTATCAGGGCTAAAACCGACCCAGAAATAGGCGCATTTAATGTATTTTTCACGTTCCTGATAATTTTCTGGGTATTATCGGATATGATAGTATTCACCACGTATTGTTCATTTTGGGTCGGCGAACCTTCGGTTAATTTACAGTTCACTTGAATTGTTTTAAAATAGTCGGTGTATCTTAAGGAGGCGCGTAGTCCACTGTCATTATTCATTGCCATCAGACCACCCGTTAATCGCCGGTTGCTATAATCTTCTACCGACAACGTAAAATACGTCGAACCATACGTATCGGGCATAGCACTTGCTGTTAAGGTTTGTTCAGATAAGAGTTCACACGTGACATTACCGGTGATAGGGTCAGGGTCAATACGAAATCCAAGTAACCACCCTAGTGTCGTATTTATGCCGATAAATTGATAATCGTTGAAAGTTAATAAACCGCAATTATTATAATTGACGACATTTGATTGATCGAAAAAAATAATAGTTACTTTATCGGATAAGGTTTCGCCGTTATAAAAAGAAACGTGGTTCGTCTCGGCATTATAGGACACGACGAGTTTATTCGTCGCAATATTTTGTAACGCAATTTCATTTATTTTTGCGACGAGCGTAAAAATAGAATAATTACCATCGGGTATGATAATCTGAATACCGTCGTATACAAAAAAAGAATTACCCATATTTTTGCCGAAGGTATACCACGTCGTCGGTAATTGAATCGAGTTTAAAGTCATCGATATTGCTTTTTTTATGGGCGAGGATAAATTAAAACTAAAATTAGTATTAAAGGTCGTTGATAATGGACGATTATCATATGGCAAGATGGAACTGCGATATTGACTGTCAATATTTATAATACGTGTATAAATAATCGGCGGCACAATTGCGGGTGGTTCCTGTTTTAATTGTTCGGCAATAAAGTGGGTCAGATCCGCAAAATATTTAACTTTTTTATCGCCTTTTTCTGTAAATCCGGATGAAGACCATACATCCGAAAGGGACGTCGTTGTATCATTTTCAATCGGATCCCCCGGTCGCTCATCTTCTTCATACGTTTCGTCATAAGGTTCTATATCATTAATATTGGGAATGGACCGAAGTAATTTATCTCGTGCTTTTTCTAAAAAAGTTGCCATCTTATCATTACTCATTGACCTCATTCGCGCAATAATACCGTTTGCCGCATCTTGTATTTGAAATACGTTTGCTTCGACTAAACCAAATAATTCTAAAAGGTTATCAATCGAATAATTATCTATATTGTCGTCAATAGAATCACTACTGCCTCCACTCATCTTACTATAATAATATAATAATACTATAATAAGGTACCGTAATTTTTAAATTGTATTTTTGCGATATGTGTAGTCGTCGTCGTAGAACCTTTTCTTCGGTTCCTTTTCTTCAGTTGGATTTTATTATAAAAATGAAAATAATAAGTAAAAAATTGAATTACTTACCTATATATAAAATAAGGTAACCAAACCAAGATGTCGAACAAAATGATGAAACAAGAGCAAGCGCAGCAGCAGCAAGCGCAGCAGCAGCAAGCGCAGCAGCAGCAGCAAGCGCAGCAGCAGCAAGCGCAGCAGCAGCACACAACTCCAGCAGACATCGTTGTAGAAGATGACGACGATGTACAAGTAATTGAATCGGTATATGTTGTGGAAGATAACGACGATGTTGAATTATCTACCCCGATACATCTTCCTACCGTGTCAGCAGCAGCGGCGGCGCCGGCGCCGGCGATTGAAGGGGATGACGATGATGAAAATACCGAGTGTATGGTGTGCTATGAAAAGTTTAATTTAAGCAACCATAAACCGATTGTATGTGAATTTGGTAACTGTAAGAATAAAGTCTGCCGCGATTGTATTCGGGCGTATTTACTGAATTGTAGCACGGAACCGCACTGTATGGCATGTAAACGGTCGTGGACGCCGGCGTTTCTTATCGGGTTGAATAAAAACTGGTTAAAGGATACTTACCGAGTTCACCGCGAAAAGTTATTATGCGATATTGAAATCAGTAAGTTACCGGAAACGATGGAAGCGGCGGAACGACATAAAGAAGCAAAACGGGAAGAAGTGATATTAAATGATATGAATACCAAGTATATAGAATTAACTAACCAATTGAGAGAATTAAATCTGAAAATCGGTCAGAGTCGAAATAAAATCGCAGTATTGAAACGCGGCGGCACAGCAGCAACTGAAAAGAAAGTGTTCTTTATGCCTTGCCCGCAAGTCGAGTGTAAAGGTATGCTGTCGACACAATATAAATGCGGTATATGCGATTTATTTACGTGCCCTGATTGCCACGAAATTATCGGGTTACATAAAACCGACGCGCATACGTGCGACCCAAATAATGTCGCCAGCGCGTTGGCAATTAAAAAAGAAACGCGGCAGTGTCCCGGTTGCCAGAACCGTATTTATCGTATCGAAGGGTGTTCGCAAATGTGGTGTACAGGATGTCATACTGCTTTTGATTGGAATACGGGGAAAAAGGTTATCGGCGAACGGTTACATAACCCGCACTGGGTCGAGTATCAGCGGACAATACACGGCGAAGCACCTCGGGCGCCAGGTGATGTCGTGTGTGGGGGTGTAATTGGTTGGCGGGATTTTGAATCCAAGATTTTACGGAAATGTATACAAGTACCGAATGTTGAATTTGATATTAAACGCACCATACGCGCGATATATGATGTCGTGGATAACGTTACGCGTAACATGTTACGTACGACCCGCGAAAAAGTACAAACCTTACGCGATTTTGAACCCGAACGGATTAAATACATTATCGGGGAGATGACGAAAGAAGAATTATCGACGCATATTTACCGTAATGACCGCTTGCGGCAAAAACATACCGAACTACTACATATTTTCGAATTATTAAGTGCGGTTGGTATTGAAGTGTTTAACCGGTTAGCGAATAGCACCACCGTCTATGCCGTCAACGACGCGTTTACACACGAAGTACTCGAACAAATTGCGATATACGATAATCTTCGTATTTATTGTAATGGATTATGCGCGATTATTAGCAATACGTATAATTTATCCGTGCCGTACATTAATGAAAAATGGTATATGACGTTGGAGAAGTTTAATTCCAAGAGTTTGTCCGCGGTCGGCAGCAGCGGTGGCGGCGGCACTGTTGCGGTTACACCAAAACCCAAGAAAAAGGTAGTGAAAAAGAAGGCGGATATTACCGGCGGCGCAGGACCAGCACCACCAGCACCAGCAGCACCAGCACCAGCAGCACACGCACAAGCAGCACAATAAAAAAACGAATAAAAAAATAATAAAATGAAAATAATAAAATGAAAATAATAAAATACAATAATTTTTATTTGAAATGTGTTATAAACATTGCTTTAAAATATTTCAAAAAATCAATATACTTATTCGCCATAATCCAATCGGGAATAATAGTAATACCCTGTGCTCGTTTTAAATGCCGCGAACCTTTAAATAAGAGTTGGTTTAAAATTGCTATTATTTTTTTCTCCATTGGCGCTAAGACAATATCGTCCAACACTAGTCGATATTTGCTTTTATAGATATACCGATTGTAATTACGATCGCTATATATTTGCTGAGTTTTGTCGGAAAGGGTTGATTGATTTTTTACTAACCCAATTGCCTTGATTTTATTTTCGTCGTTATGCATTTCCAAGACAATCATCGTTTCTCTGATGGCTTGATTTGTCTGTTTAGGTGTACCATAAATACATCCCACCCAATTATTATTAACTATCCACCGCTGCGATTCATCCCAAGTTTTCGTATTAAAACGCGTACTGACAAGTGATACCATTTGGTTGGATTGTCTGACTATTCTTATCTCTGAACGATAAGAAGGGTTTCGTTTCAATTTTATTTTCACTACAAGGTTATTTTCACTACAAGGTTATTAATAAGAATAAAAAATGGGGTATAAACGCAGACAACCACGCCACAGCATTAAACCCTGCCGCACATAACCAATTCAATAAAAACGCCCACCCAATAAAACAGATGGCCTTTAAAAGAATCATTAAAATATAATTTTCATTTTTAATTACCGTATTTAATAAGGTTAAAAAAGCAATAACGATATATGTTTTTGCCGGAGAACAAAACTCCATAAAAAGATACATCTGTTTCTATTATATAAACACGATATAATAATTTACAATTGTTATACAATAGAAGAATTGTCGGTGACGTTATCGATGATGGTATTTGTGATGCTATCTTTTAGTGTACCAATTGAAATCACGGCGTTATTGTTAGTGCCAGCAGTGCCAGCAGTGCCATTGTTAGTGCTATGAATACTCTTTTTTTCGTCTAACCCGTCAATGTTTGATTCGTCGACATAAGTGCCGCCTTTAATCTCCTTAATATTTTTCATTAAATTATTGTTTATTTTTGTATTGCTGTTAATAATAGCATGTATTAACGTACCAAAACTAGTTAATCCAATACCAGTCCATACTAAATAAGGATTGGTATAAGATTGACCGAGAGATGTAGAAAACACCGAGGCAGTTTGTAGTAAATAAAATAAATACCCGAACCATTGATTAGATATATTTAAATTTTGACGCTTATTAATAAACCGCCTTAAATCTTCTACCTTATTTTTATTAATCATATTATTAATTTTTAACGCAGTTTGTTCATCCGTTAAAATAGTATCCTCTTCTGCTGCTGCTGCCGCTGCTGCCGCTGCCATTATATAATAATATGGTATAAAATATGGTATAAAATATGTTATAAAATATATATATAAATGAATCTGACTAATATATATAAATGAATCTAAGTAATATCACTACTAACATCCTATCTAATATGACAAACGCGACGTCAAGCAGTTCTAGTGCTTCAACTACTGCGATAATTGTCACGGTTGTCGTTTTCGTTTCTGCCTGTCTAATCGGGTTTTTAATTAAAGTATATTGCGATTCTGCTTCTGGTGTTTTCGATATTATTAAAATGTTTTGAATGTTAAAAGGTGTAATGAAGAAAAGGTTTATAACTCTTTTTATGTAAACGGTTTATATACCGCATATCAATCTCATCTAATCCAAAATAATTCGCCAAAAGAATATCAATTTCGTCCATCGTTGCCGTCGGTTCTAACCGCGGAAAACCGCTAATCCGAGTAATATCCGGTATAAACTGAAACGCGTATTTTTCCAAACATTTCATACGATAGCGTGCTGCTTCAAAAATATAGAGCACGAGTTTACTCGCTAAAAAACGCTGTAATTGTTCAAATTCCGCATCGGTTTTCCCGCAAATCACATAATTATCGCGGTTCGAAATCCCGTAGTGTCCGCATTTATCAAAGTAAGGAAATCCATACATTTTATGTGCCATTACAATCTTCTTTACCCCGTGAAATGCTTGCGGAATATCACTATAATTCACCAGTAAAGTCGGCGCGGTACCTTCTAATAAACACGTTTTTATATTGGGGTAGGGATGAGTCGTGGACGTGGACGCGGTGGATTCATTTAAATCTGTACTAAAAGTCGTTTTTTTACTTGGCATATTGCTTTTCAAGACGGTTAAAGGTCCTACCGTCGCCGCTTCAATCCACGGTTGTAGTTTTTTAATAATATGTTGCCCGAAAAGCGGAATCGGCGTGCCGGGTTGATGCGCGAAAAACACATAGGATGCTCGGTCTTTATCATAGACACGGAGCATATGTGTCGCCGGTTTCGCACAATTCGTCAAAAGGAAAAAACACGTCGGTGTTTGTGCTGCCCCTTTAAAAAAAGTATTGGTTTCATTGCCACTAAAACAGTGGATTTTTTCGATTTTGTATTGAGTGAGTTTTTGGTGGATACCATACTGGTCCGGTTTTAACCAAATGGAAGGCACAATTAAACATAGTTGACCGGTCATTGGTTTTAATAAAGCGAGAGATTTATGGATAAAATCGCGCCACAAGGTCGTGCCGTCTTCTTTTTTACTACGCGTTTTTTCGGTCGGCACTTTTTTCAAACCATTCACGTTATACGGCGGGTTACCAATAATAAAATCCATATTTTGTAAGACGTCTAGCGCTGGCGCTGGCGCTGCTGCTGCTGCTGCTGCCCCTAATGCTGGCGCTGCTACTGCTGCTGCCCCTAATGCTGGCGCCGACCCACAAAAGTCGGCGTGAAATATATTGGCCTCCGCGCCAAACATTTCTTTCAAAGCAATGACATTATCCGCTTTAATTTCTACTAGAAATAACATACGGGTTAAGATATGTTTTTTTCGCAGCAGTTCATCCGCGAATGAGGACGCAAGTCCTTTATTTAATCTTTCAAATACTTTCATTGTAATATATCCGCGTCCTGCGCCGACATCTAACCATCGTTTCGTCGGATCTGTAAACACGCGCGGGTCAAAAGTATCTAACATTTGGTCAATGAGAGAAAAAGGGGTATAAATCTCTCCATATTGTTTTTTATCTTCTTCTTTTACTTTAAAGGTTTGTTCATAAGAAGTGAAATCTATATTATAAATAGACATTGCTTATAATATACAAATGATAATATTATAGATTTTTTATCTTATTTGCGCGGAAGGTTGGTTCCTGTAATAAGATTTCATCAGTAAACTCGCGATAAAAAGGGCGAAAGAGGTGGCGGTTTTTTTTTATTTCCGAGAGACTAAACCAGCGCATTTGTCTTTTTTCAAAAAGACCTTTTTTATCAATTAAATGCGGGTACTGTTTTTTTATAAACCGATACTGGTTATTAAAATAAATGGGTAAATTCGGGTCATAGGGTACCTGTACGAAAAACGTTTTATGGTTATTTAATTCAATGGCGTTTAATAAACAGGTTTTAATAAGGTTGTGAATATCTACAAAAGTGCCATACAATCCATTTAATTCTTCACTGCCTTCCCGCGTTGCGGTTTGTAAATACGTTTCGCCGGTTTCAGTTGAACCGCCAAAGTCTGCCCATTTCAATTCATCGTATTCTTGTCCGAATAAAAAGAGTATCTGCCCTTTATGAAAAGCGACGGGTACAACACCGCCGCCCATACTATATACTATAATACTATACTATAATATTATAGGATATAATATTATAGGATATAATATTATAGGATAGTATATGAACGCTATTCAAAAACGGTTTTTAATGTTCTTGGGTGGATGTATTCCGCTACGTCTATTACTCGTCTATATTGCGAAAAATATCCCGCTCGAATATTTACCCTATATGGGTCTTGTAACATTATTACCGGCGTTTGGATTTATCTATCTCTATCTCTCGGGTCAACGCACGGTTGGTTTAGAAACACAAGGCGCGCCGATCTGGTGGGCACCTTTTCGGATTATACACGGATTATTGTATCTAGCATTTTCAATCTATGCCCTAAATCGTGTCCGTACTGCCTACCGAATCCTCGCGGTGGATGTTATATTAGGATTAGGACTTTTTTTATGGCATCATTATCAAGAAGGAAACTTTGCTAAAGTGCTGCTATAATCGGTGCTAATATAGTAGTAATATATATTATAGTATTACTTAGTATAACGCCGCTTTTTGGTTTTTCGTTTTATGGATTTCCGTTTTATGGATTTTCGTTTTATGGTTTTTCGTTTTATGGATTTCCGTTTTTTCGTACGCTTGCCACCAACTTTTGGTAATTTTGGTAATACATCGTCTTTTATATATTGATTTAACATATCAAACTTATATTCTGTAAGGGGATAATTAATAGATAGTAACGCATGATCTGATAACACTAACACACCGGGTTTAATCGTCAGAGAGAAATAATATGGATGATCAATTAAATAGAAATAATAACCATTACCATTAGGATATGGTAAGTTATCTCTATTGAGTATTCTATCGTTCAAATCAATTTCATTTTTTGCAATGCCCTCATCAACAAACACATTATTTTTTAAATCTAAAGTACGCTGCATGTTTATTACATTAAAGGGTATTTGTTCAATTGGTTCTCTACTATATACCAAAACATAACTCTCAAAATTTTGTGAGAATGGTCGAGAATTATAGTATGGGGGGAGACGGTCAAATGACATTATATATAATATACTAATATAATTTATACTAAATATAATAATCGGTCCTAATATAGTAGTAATATATATTTAGTATGAATATATATTATAGTATTAATTAGTATAGTATTACTTAGTATAACGCCGCTTTTTGGTTTTTCGTTTTATGGATTTTCGTTTTTTCGTACGCTTGCCACCAGAAGGCGGTGGAGGAGACGCGGCGAGTCCTATGCCCCTGTCTGGTCCTATTGGTGGTGGTGCTGGTTCTCGTCTTCCTATGGGTGGCGACCGAGACCGTGACCGAAGAGGTCTATTAACACGCGGGGGAGGAGAAGAAGACGCGGCGAGTCCTCTGTCTCGTACTATTGGTGGTGGTGCTGGTCCTCGTCTTCCTATGGGTGGTGACCGTGACCGTGACAGAGACCTTGTCATAAGTATAGTATCATGCGGTGGCAGCGAAAATCTTATAGAAGGGGATGGCGTTCTTGATGGGGTTTGTCCACTAATTCTTCGTTGTCTTACCTCATTTGAATAATCCTGTTCATCACCCTCATCATCCTCATCATCCTCGTCATCCTCGCCATCTGTTTCTTCATCTAATTTAAATACATCAAGTTTTCCCTCAATAGTGTCATTTATAAAATCACTTACATAACGACCAAGTGGGTTTAAATCAAACTCATCGAGACGCTTAGCGCCGTTAAAATCCGCGATTTTTATTGCGGATTTTGATATAGGTTTATTCGTTTTTGGATTAAAAATAAACTTGTCCTTAGGTCGTAATTTGTTAAAATAAGAAGTATTCATTAAATAAACATAATTTTTTTCAGGGAGGTTACCCGTATGAAGTAATTTAAATTTATTATTAGTTCTGGGTAAGGTGTGAAATTTTGTTCCCATACGAAATAAATCGTATTCATATTTTAAACTTTCGTATGATAAATCATTATTGATGTTTAATACAATAAAGGGTATTTCGTCAAATGGTATTTGACTATATACTACGCAATAATTTGAGAGATCTATATCTGATAAATTTACGGCAGAAGATCTTGCCATTATATAATATACTAATATAATTTATACTAAATAGATGATATAATATTATATCCGGATAATATAACAGACGGATGCAACGCGTAAACGCTGGCGATTATATTAGAGCGAAAAAACAGGTCGCAATATATAACGAAGTTAAGAAAAACGCACCAACTGCCATAAATCCTGTAAAAACCAACGGCAAGCAGTATAATGAGAATTATAAAATATGTGTACCCAGTACGTGTACGCCGACCGATTGTTCTGGCGGTATTCTCACATATGCTAAAAATTATGAATTAAAACTTAATTATCAGCAGGGCAAGTATTATAAAAATTACGCCTGCGTATGTAACCCGAAAAATACCACCATTCCCTGTGTGTGTTCCACCACAAATGATTTAAGCGTACCAGTTATCAGCAATAATTGTTTTCTTTGTTCGAAATGTGCCTTGTAATGTATCTTTGGCGCTATCCTATAATAAAATATATAGGTAATATATACTAATATTATCAATGGCACACAATAGATGTTTTAATTCATTTAATAATATTTTATCTGCCAGTGAGAGATCGAAAGAAAAACGGCAACAAACGGTCTATACCGAGTTTAAAAAAAACAAAGAGCAAATAAATGACGCAAATCCTCTAAAAACGAACGGTAACCGCTATAATAAGAATTATCTTGTTAATTATAATTGTGATATATCGAGTGGGTATGTCACGCAAGTAAATAGTTATGTCATTCAGCAAGATTTACGCCAAGGCGCCGAATTAAGTTACCCCACTACAGTATCTACACCAAAATATCAATCTTGGTGCGGTAATTTATACTCGGTTAATTATAATAAATATGGCGTGACAAGTGTGGTTAAAAACGACGCGTCATTTAATAATATCGTGATTGACCCGAGTAGTCAATTGTTTTATGACCCGTGTCTTATTTCTTATGATGCGACGAATAAACCGGAAATATGGACAAAAGTCGTAGATTTAAGTTTTCAAGCGACGTATTATTCGCGCGCAGCAAATAACCAAATTAAAACGTGTTAAGGATACGCAGCACCAGCACAGCACCAGCACCAGCACCAGCAGCACCGCACCGCATCGCAATTTATATTCAAATTAAATTGAATATAATTTATAAATAAAAGAATAAGCAACCTTAACGCCCATTAACCTTTAGAATGACGACCGAACGCGATATTACTACGCCAATTCCTGTTGAAATAGCACTATCGATTGAGCAGCAGCAAGCACTTGAAGCATTTCGGCGCGGCGATAATATCTTCTTAACCGGACCCGGTGGTTCTGGCAAAACGCTGTTGATAAAAAATATGGTGGATATATGTAAAGAAAAAAGCAAGCGGGTACAAGTATGTGCTCTGACGGGATGTGCAGCAATATTACTCAATTGTCAAGCAAAAACGGTACATTCGTGGGCGGGCATTGGTCTCGCCAACGGCGAAGCGGATATGATTGTAAAACGGGTCATTAAAAATAAATACAAGGTCGCCAATTGGAATAAGATTGATGTACTTATTATCGATGAGGTGAGTATGATGTCGCAGAAATTATTTGAGATTTTAGATGAGATTGGTAAGAAACGCCAAATACCTTACTCGCAACGTCCGTTCGGCGGTCTCCAAATCGTGTTTTCAGGTGATTTCTATCAATTACCTCCCGTAAATAGTAATAATTATGCGTCTGACGAAAACTATGATGAAACGTCGTCGGCCTTTTGTTTTGAAAGTCGGCGATGGACGGCAACATTTCCGACCATCATTCAATTAAAAACAATTTTCCGACAGACGGATGCGGTATATACGGCGATTTTAAATCAGATACGGGTCGGGAAACTTTATAAATCGTCTTTGGATATACTCGCAAAACACGTCGGTAAAACGCTGCCGGAAAATTTTAAACCGACGATATTATTACCGCGGCGTAAAGATGCCGAACGCATTAATGCGACCGAGTTGAGTAAATTACAAGGCGAACAGAAAGTATATAAACTCGCGCAATCACAAAACAATAATCCAACTGCTACTACTACTGCCGGCAGCGGCGGCAGCGCCAAGATACCGAAAACCACCGCCGGATTAGCAGCGGCAGCAGCAGCAGCAGCGAATCTATCCCGCATCAGTCCAGAACAGATTGAATTTGAATTGAATCTGTTGACCAATAGTATTTTGGCGGATAAAGAAATCGTTTTGAAAAAAGGCACACAGGTGATGTGTATTGCGAATATTGATATGGAGAGTGTATTACCGATTGTAAACGGGAGTCAAGGTATTGTCGTCGATTTTGTTGGAAACTTACCGCTCATCCGGTTTAATAACGGCACGACACGGACGGTCGGGTACCATCAATGGGTCAGCGAAACTTGTCCGACCGTGTGTGTTACACAGATTCCGCTCATCTACGCGTGGGCGATTACCATACATAAATCACAAGGCGTGTCGCTGGATATGGCTGAGATTGATGCGGGGAGTAATATTTTCGAGTGTGGGCAGACTTATGTTGCTTTATCGCGGATTAAAAGTCTTGATGGTCTGTATTTGACCGATTTTAATGCGCAAAAAATAAAAGTAAATAAAAAAGTTCAGGCGTATTATGCGTCTATCAATAATGTGCCGGTGGTGCCAGTGGTACCGCCAGTGATGCTGCCACTACAGGTGCCGGTGCCAATCGCGCCAGTGGTGGTAGGTTAATATATTAATTGTACATTACTTCAAATGCTAACGTAAAAGACCAGTCCATATTATTCAAATCAATAACACGACCGTATTCGTCGTAAAGGGCAATATGTAAACGCTGTATATCGACAGGACCGAAATATTCGCGGGTGCGGTTTAATTGCGTGCTCAACCCTGGATTACTGCTGCTTTGGTATACGCCGTAATCACCTTGTAATTCTGCCAAATTAATACGCGAAATAATATTGTCTTGTAGCACTGAATTCGCGTATGCGACCATATAAGACGGACCCGTATTTTTTTGATAATCATTGATAGAAACGAAACCATAGCGTGGTCCAGCAATCATACAAATGCCCTCGGATACGCATTTCGGAATCGCTTTATATTCGGCTGCCCGAAATCCAAGTTGCCAACCTAACCGCAATTGAATATTCGCGTCCAGATTTAAGTTACCCTCCGTATCTACATTAAAACGTATTATAAATCCTCTTGTTACTAATTTGCCGCCGCTCACGGCCGTGAAAAACGATTTGCCGCTAATACGGTCTAACGAAAAGACGAGATCCGCGCTAGTTAAAGACGCGCCGCTGCCGCCCGGATTAGACGTAATTTTGCCGGCCGTGTTAATTGTTACCGGGACAGTATTTGCAATGGCGTCAGTCATACCGGTTTCAATATATGCCGCGGTACTATTATTTGCCCACGATTGTTCGTAATTACCATCCGGTAAGGTTAATAACCACGCATTACCGTTATTACTTAAATCGAGAATTAAAGCGGTGGCATTACCGCTAGATTTGGAAATGGCATAATAGGTAATCGGGAGTTCAATATCGGCGACGCGCATACTCACGACGTTTTTTTGGATCGAAGGTAATGTCACATCAAAATTCGTCGCTTTTGAGGCGTAATAATTTGGACGAAACCGTGAGTCAATACTAATAGATTGAGTAATAGTTCGCACATTAATAGGGTTCATATGCCCGGGCGGTACATTGGATGAATCGGGTGCTACACGTCCGTTTTCAATTTTCGCATTCAGACCAATCATCCGGTCGGGATTCTCGATTAAAAAATTACTACCGTGCTGGGTGACGTGTTGGGTCATAGTGGCAGCAGTGGCAGCAGCAGCAGCATCATTATTAGACGACGAAGAGGAGGAGGAGGATACCTTTTGTTGTATGCGTTCGGAAAAACGATCAATAAAAAATAAAATTTCTTTTTGTTTCTCATTATCCAAATTGTAATTATCGTATACAAGTTGCGTTAATAGGTATTTGGCGGAAAGAACATCCGTTGACGTGTAAGGATTTTTTAAATTAAATAACGCCTCAATTTCCGTATCGCTAAATGTATTATTGGATAGATTTAATGTCTCCATGGTGTAATATATATTTACTTGTTTTTAAAAATTCAATAGTAAACTTAAAATATAAGATGACTATTATATATCAAATCGTTCATTTCGGTATGTAAATCTCAACCACCACCACCACACGCCGAACAACCTGTATTTGGACTATGTATAATATAATGCGGCGACATACGGGTAGCATAGTTTTGGGTAGATGATGAAGATAACATATTTCGGTTCATACCTTTTAAATTCGGTAGGTGCGTATTGGCGGGATGAAGCGGTTTTGAAGGCGATGATGTCGTTGTTGTTGTCATCGTTCGTGGTTTGCTATACGTAAATGCCATTTTCATTTTCATAATATATATACATCTAAATATATATTATTATTATTATTAGGATGAACAACACGTTGAATTATTTTCAATAATACCAATCGCACGTGTTTTATTACCTTTTACTGGTGTTACTAATTGTGTTTGGGTTTTTAAATTACGTGCTTTTTTCCGATTTAAATAGCGTGAATAAGAATCGTGTTTTAAATCAACACCGGTTCCACCAGGCGAACCCGCGCCAGGTCTATCACTCGTTAATGACGCGCGTAAAGAATTGCCTCGGGTCGGCGTAATGACAACCTGTGTCGCGGCAACACTACGATCGCTCATTTGGTGCCAGTTCACGGAGGTTCCACTTTTCATACGACTGTACGCACCAGTAAAAGCGGACAAGTTTGTGGTATAAAGCGAGGTAGGTACACGTACCTGTTTCCACAATCTCTTTTGGGTAACTAATGCTACATCGGACGAAGCGACACAAGAACCGCAACGTACATTTGCGCCGAGATTTACGCTATAATTACAATTACAAGAAGACATACTGAAATCTTATTATATATATTATAAATATTTTATATAGAATTATATGTTTGAAAACCACTGCGATATGGTTGATTCATAATCGGTAAAGAATCCGTCGTAGATGAGGTTAGAGGAGGATAGTCTTGGACATTTGCTACGCTAGTATAGTCGGGGGGCGGAGGGTTAATTGTAATATCCTCTTCATCCGCATCTCTCGCATTTTTCGGTAGCGATGCCAAATAATTTTGTTTCATTGTTTCATATTGGTCTTTTGTTATTAATACTTGTAGTTCATTATTTATCGTTGAATTACGTGCGGATTTATTTGAATAACAAATATAATTACATAAATACATACACATATACGTACACGATACACCAAGAATAATTCCAAAGGCTTCGCCAGTCATTTATTTATATATATATATATTTATATATATATATATTTATAAGTCTATATATAAGTCTATATATTTTAAAATTGAAAAAGGGTTGCCTATAGTTTACTTGTCAACAACCTCCTAACGTAGTTACCGTAAATATGTTTTCTTGTCCGTCGTGTCAGCGTAGTTATCAACGCAAATCGTATTTTGACCGGCATATGTTAATATGCGAAATTGTCTGTAAAACGAAAAAGGAACGCGAATTAGATAATGAAGAAAGAGCGGATACACCATCCGTCCGCGAATTATATATTATTATAATGGAACTCGCGACCAAATGTAATCACCTCGAACAAAAAGTGAATGACATGTCCAAATGGGTTACGAAGAAAAAACAAGCAATGAAAATCACCGATTGGTTAAATGCCACGTATACGGCGGCGGCAGCGGCAGCAGCAGCAGGCAAGACGAATGCTTTACTAGATTATTATTCTTGGTTAGCACAAATTAATTTAAAGCGAGACCATTTAGAATATATCTTTAATGAAGATTATATTGGCGGTATGTTACAGACCTTGTCTAAATTATTAGACGAAACACGTATATTACACGCCTTTACGTCGAAAGACAACGCGTTGTACGCGTATACTGTCAAAGATAAATGGGTGTTATTAGACGATATAGCATTTAATAAAATGCTCGTCGTACTTGATACACAAATGATGAATGAATTTGTAAAATGGCAGAATGAGAATAAATCGAAAATGACGACATCAGACGATTTTGCAGTAACTTATGCCAAGAACGTAAAAAAAATTATGGGCGGAAATCATACCCGAGAACAATTATTTTCGCGTATTAAACGTGAATTATATAAACATATAAAAGTAGACCCGCCAAATATTATGGAATATGAAGTCGTGTATTAACTGCCATATATTAAAAAAACCAGCATATTTAGTAATAATTATTAATTTATTAATACAAATTACCCCGAAAAACTATAGAATATATATATAATGAAACACCACAAACATCACAAACACGTATTAAACAAACCTATTATAAAGAGTTTTTTTTCAAGTGAATCCGCTAATATTGTAAATGGACAAGTCGTCCAAGACTCGAAAATATCTTCGAGTTATGACGGTAAACAAGTTCAATTACATCGATGCGAAAACGATACGTGTAATAATTATCAATTAAAAGATAAAGCATTAGTCCGATTATTGTCTAAAAATTTAAGCAAAAATGAATTGATAGAACGCTTAAATCGAAATTATTCACTTAAAACACAAAATAATCGTCATCGTCGTAAACAACATCGAAAAACACAGAAAAAACCGAAACGACCTGTGCGAAGCAAAAATAAAAAGAACAAATCATAAATACATAAATTCATAATATATAAATATTAAGCGTCCGAATAAGGTATTTTTAATGTAATATAAAATATATATATTATGAGTTGGAAACAAAATAATAATCGCATACGAACCCCAAATGAAGGAATTGTATGGATTCCGGATGGTCCGTCCGCATATTTAAGAGGTTATACGGGTCCTACAGGCATGCAAGGTACACCAGGTGGTGATACGGGTTACACGGGTCCAACGGGTCCAGCAGGTCCGGAAGGTCCAGCAGGTCAGACGGGAGACAAAGGTCCTGAAGGAGGTTTTACAGGTTATACGGGTTATACTGGTGCGACCGGTGCGACCGGTGCGACAGGTGATACGGGTTATACTGGTGCGACCGGTGCGACAGGTAAGACAGGTTATACGGGTTATACGGGTTATACGGGTTATACGGGTTATACCGGTCCAACAGGTCCAACGGGTCCAACGGGTCCAAAGGGAGATACAGGTGAACCTGGCGGTCCAAATGGTTCTACAGGTGAGACCGGTCGTACAGGTCCGACCGGTTCTACGGGTTATACGGGTTATACGGGTTACACAGGTTACACTGGTTACACAGGTTATACGGGTTATACAGGTTATACGGGTTATACGGGTTATACGGGTTATACGGGTCCTACCGGTCGTACAGGTCCGACGGGTTATACGGGTTATACGGGTTATACGGGTCGTACCGGTCCAACCGGTCCAACCGGTTCAACGGGTCCAACGGGTGAAACGGGTCCGACGGGAGATAAAGGTGTGAGAGGAGATCCTGGCGGTCCGACGGGTTATACGGGTTACACGGGTTATACCGGTCCAACCGGTCCAAGCGGCACAAGTGTTCTTAGTTCAATTCTCGTCACGGTCATCTCTGGTATGACGGGACCACGCGGAGTTGATGGTAAGGACGGACCAACTGGACCGATAGGTAGTACCGGATATACCGGTCCCAGCGGTGTATCAATTCCCGCGGGTACTATTTCCGCGTGGTCTGGGTCGATTAGTACTATACCGAATGGATGGGCCTTATGCGACGGTAATACCAACACGCCCGATTTACGGGACCGGTTTGTAGTCGGCGCAGGTAATAAATATAATCCGGGTTATACCGGCGCAAATCCACAACTATCAATCACAAATAGTTTTAGTGTTGCCGGCGGGATTGGTGATATTCCGATTTCTTATAGTTATAATGGTCTCACGTGGACCTACGATGATAGTGCGAAAAACCAAGTCTTATTTGATAACGGACTAGGAAACGCGGGAGTATGTCATTCGGTTCAATGGAACGGCGAGGTCTGGGTCGCTGGCGGGGAAGGTCGAAACGCGATTGCGTACAGTAGTGACGGCATCCACTGGGACCAAAACGCGGCAAATACGCAGACGTTGTTAGACAGCGGGGAATGGACCAGAAGTCCATCTAGTGGTTTTACGGGTCGTAATGGGTACGGCACAAGTGTTGCTATCAATAACGATGGGACGCGTATGGCAATCGGGGCGCCGTACATTGACGGCAGTAATGGCGCGCTCTACATATACGATTATGATGTATCCTCAAATACTAACCGTTGGACGCTCATGCAAACTTATCGCAATTTAACCGGCGATATTTCGCATAATGGATATAGTGTTGCGATGAATATGACGGGTGACCGAATTGTCGTAGGCACGCCGCAATCGAATAGCGGTTCCGGCGCATTTTACGATATTTCGTATAATGACACGACACAAGTATGGACACGGTCGTCGCAGGTATTAGGACCGAGCAACAGCCCCAGCGCTGGCGCAAGATTTGGGTCGTCTGTCGCAGTGAGTGGAGACGCAAAACGGTTATTAGTGGGTGCGCCGAATAATGACGGAGGTCGAGGCGCCGTATATGATCTTTCCTATAATAACGGGCAATGGCGTCCTTCGCCTATCCTCAATACCACCAATCCCAATGTTTTAAAGGGAACCTCGCCACTTGTTGCTAATACTTATTTTGGGTACAGTATTGCTTACGCCAAAGAAAAAGACCGCTGTATTATCGGCGAACCGAATAATGCTTTTGGAAAAGCATATAGTTTCGATATATCGACCAACACGGGTTATTGGGGTCTAAAAACGGTCGCCGGTAATATCGCAAAACCCGACCAAGATATATCAAACAACACTGCAGGTACACTTGGATTTGGAACAGCGTGTGCGATTAATGATGATGGTACTATTTGTGCGATTGGCGCACCAAAAAGCAGTACTAACCGCGGCAAAGTCTCAATTTATAATTATGTGACGAATGGATGGGGATGGAGACAAGATATTTCGGGTAATACTGCCGGCGAACTTTTCGGGTCTGCGGTTACTTTCAATGGCGCGGGAGACCGTTTAATTGTCGGGGCGCCAGGTTATACATACAATGATGGATATGGCACGACTTATAAAGGGACGAATTATGTTTACAATTATAATAATGACACGTTACAGTGGGAAAGCGAAAGCAATGCGTTAGTTGGCGTTAGTGGAAGTACTGATGCGACGGGTTCCTCGGTGGCGATAAATACTGCCGGAACGCGTATCGTCAGTGGCGCACCAAATGCGGTGGCGACGGCAATCACGAGCAGTGCGTATGTTTTTGACCGGCAAATGAAATGTAATGTCGTGAATTGGAATGGTCTGAATTGGAATGCGGGCGGCACGAATACTGACGCGTTGGTCTATAGCAATGATGGTATTACGTGGTCGAAAAGCAGTTTATTAAGCGGCGGCGAACAGAGTATTCCGACTTATTTAGGCAATCGGTATGATGCTAGTGCCAATTCTTTATTCGGCAGTTCTATTGATTTTAATGCGGCTGGCACGCGGATGATTATCGGGGCAGCCGGTTTCACCAGTACGTCAGCCGGCAATTTTGGCAATGTATACATCTACGATTACGATTTCAGTTTAAATGTTTGGAAGACTAACCCTACACAAACTTGGACGGGTTCAGCTGCGGGCGACGCATTTGGGTATAGTGTCGCTTTAAATGCTGCGGGAAATATAGCGGTGGTCGGAGCACCTTTTTTAGATAGTATCTTCGTTTTTTCGGTGTTAACAGATGTAGGCGCCGTCTATATTTTTCAGCAAGGGACAAATGGAGTTTGGCCAGCTACTAGGTCTGTTGCGACGATGGCATATATAGGTTATCTTTCTTCTAATGATTATTTCGGGGCAGCAGTAGCGATAAATGCGGATGGCGATAGAATTGCGATGGGAACGCCGTGGAAAAATGATAGTAATACAGATTCTGGCAAAGTATATATCGTTCATTCAGTCAATGGAGTATTTCCGGGAACAGGAGGAGGAACATTGAATTTTATTGAGAATCCGGGCATTCTTACTGCTGTTTTTAAGGGGGGCGCAGCAAATGAGAGAGTGGGTTGGTCGCTTTCATTTAATGCCGCGGGGGATCGGTTGGCTATCGGCGGTGGCGGAACGGTCACAACTTATAATGGCTGGGTTTGGATTGTAGATTATAATTACCAGACCGGAGCATGGCCGGGCGGTGCCAGTGGAGTAGCCTTATCGACCAGTAATAGTTTTATTTATAAAGCAGAAGCGACAACTAATTCTAATAATTTTGGTCGCAGTATTTCCTTGAATGCCAAAGGCGACCGGCTGGCAGTTGGCGCTTATGTTTGGAATAACACTTATGTTGGGGCTGTCTACATTATTGATTATGATTATACAAATAATAAATGGCCGGGCACAAATGGCATTGCCATTACAAGTGCGGCGTGGACACGTAGATACAATCCGCCAACGTCAGAAGAACTAAGATATGGTCGAGGTGTCGCTTTAAATGCCGTGGGGGATCGGTTAATTGTAGGTGCGCCAGGATATGATACAACTCTAACTGATACGGGGGCAATTTATGTATATGATCAGGTGGATGGTATTTGGCCGAGTGATATTAATGGTTATAGTTATCTTTATAAGGACGCAAATGCTAGTAACTTTCTTGGCGGATGTGTGGCAATGAATGCCAGAGGTGATTGTTTTGCAGGGGGGGCTGTGAGTATAGGAAATTATAACGATGTAACTGCAATCATAGGTGCGGCTGATACTTACGGCACAAATGCCGGCTATGTTGCGCTTTTTTCTTATAATCCCCCGCTCGGTATAAAAGAATGCCTAGCGCTTGCCAATACGAATGGCGTCACCCTTGCTGGTGGGCGAGGCACGCAAAATATTTTCGCCACAAGTAATGACGGCATTACGTGGACGAACAGTGTAAATGAAGAAAGGGTATTTTATACTGGCGGGCAGGGTTACGGATTAGTACAAGCATTCCTAGGCACCATCCCCCAAGTCGCCGAACAATTCGGTCAATCCGTCGCTTTAAATGCGGCGGGGGATAGGTTAGTCGTCGGGGCGACTTCTAATGATACTGGAGCGACAAATGCCGGCAAAGTGTATAGTTATAATTATGTCAGTGGCACGGGCTGGGTTCTGTCACAAGCTTTCCAAAGCCCTAGTCCTATAGCCAATGAAGTATTCGGTACTCGTGTCGCTTTAAATGCCGCCGGCGATCGGTTAGTCGTCGCGGCTACTGGGAATAATAATACGGCTGTTAATGCTGGCAAAGTGTATAGCTATAATTATGTGAATGGTTTGTGGGTATTTGTACAAGGTTTCCAAGGCACGAATAACAACACAGACGAACAATTCGGTGCTTGTATCAGATTAAATGCTTATGGGAACCGGTTAGTCGTCGGGGCTAGTGGGAATTCTACGAATGGTGTTAATGCAGGCAAATTCTATACATATAATTATGTTAATGGCTTGTGGGTGCCTGAACAATCTTTCACAGGCACTATCAACGAACGATTAGGTAATGACTGTGCATTAAATGCGGTCGGCGATCGTTTAGTCGTGGGGGCTTATCTGAATGATACTGGAGCGACAGATGCCGGCAAAGTGTATAGTTATAATTATGTGAGTGGCACAGGATGGGTATTAGCACAAGGTTTCAAAAGCCCTAGTCCTCAAGACAGTGAATATTTTGGTAGTGCCGTCGCTTTAAATGCCGCAGGTGACCGGTTAGTCGTTGGAGCATATTTATACGATAATACAAGTCCTACACTGACAAATTGCGGCAAAGTGTATTTTTATAATTATGTAAATGGACAATGGGCGGCAGATACACTCATCTCTTCTATTACAAGCTCTGTAGCAGGAGAACAGTTCGGCAAGTCCGTCGCCTTAAATGCTGCGGGGGACCGGTTAGTCGTTGGAGCGATTTCTAATGATACTGGAGCGACAGATGCGGGTAAAGTGTATAGTTATAATTATGTAAGCGGTTCAGGTTGGACGGCAGATACTGTACCTTCATTTCAAGGCACCAATATCTATAATACACCTGCCGCAGGTGAACAATTCGGATGGAGTGTCGCTTTAAATGCTGCCGGCGATCGGTTAATTGTCGGAGCGCCATTTAATAATTCTAAAATTGCACAGGGCGGCAGAGTCTATTTTTTTCAGGAAAAATTAAATATCCGTTTTTGTAATGCGATTGCCGGCAATACCAATTTATTTGTGGCAGGTGGCGGACCGACGACAACCGGTAGTAGCACGCTCATATGGAGCGACGACAGCGGCACGTCGTGGAATAATAGTTATAATGGCACGAATGGATATCCTTTCTCGGACGGTATTTGTTTCACCGTCGCGTGGAACGGTAGTAAATGGGTGGCGGGCGGGGTAGGCGACAATCCGCTGGCGTATAGTTTTGACGGCAAAACGTGGCAGCAAAGTCTTAATGGCAGTGGTGGCGCGATTTTCGATGGTAATGAATGTAATAGCATCACGTGGAACGGCACGTATTGGTTAGCAGTCGGGCAAGGCACCCTTAATAAAATTGCGTATAGTGCGAATGGCATTTCGTGGACGGGGTTGGCCAATAGTATGTTTTCCGGTAATCAAGGGTTGGCAATTGCGGCACGTACGGCGCCAAATTTAGCGGATAATACAGTGAAACTTGTCAACGATAGCATCGACACGGCATTAAATCTAACGCTGGGTTATAACCAGCAATGGTATTATCTGACAGCACAAAGGGCGTATGATGTCATATATTATAATACGACGGGCAGACCGATTATGGTATGTGTAAATAGTCAAAATCCTTTGTACACTAATTGCCGATTATGGGTCGATGGCGTAAATGTATCTCATACATCAAATAGTGTGTCAGCATTTGGTGGTTCTACCTATTTCACACAATATATGATTGTGCCGCCAAATTCAAATTATTATGCTAATTCTGACAGTGGTTCCAAATCAAGTATGCTTCAGTGGAGTGAACTCCGTTAAATAAATAATAAAATAAATAAAAAATCTTATCCCAATACAAATGTCCTATAAACGCCTCGTTTTATTAAAACTCTTACAAGATATTTATCCCGGCACGCCAATTGCTTGTGGCACGACTTATAAATCCATCATCCTCTATTATACCCAAGAACCGCTCGTGCCTGAAGCGACGATTAGCGCCAAGTATGCTGATTATACGATTAAACATAATTTAGACATCTTGCGAGGGGAACGTAATAGTCGCTTGACAAAAAGCGACATTTATGCTTTACCGGATTTTCCGCATAAAACTGCCGAACTTAAGCAACAATGGTTGAATTACCGGCAATCTTTACGGGATATTACGACGACGTATCCAATGCCGGATACCGATGCGGATGATAATCTTATTGGTATCGTGTGGCCCGAGAAACCCGTCGCATAATATATGACATATAGCATATAGCATTTCATTTAATATGGTATTTAATATGGTATTTACAATTTTTAAAAATATGTAAATATCATATATGACAGATTATTACTCGTTGGCGTATATTATGAAAACACCAAATGAGACCACCTATAACCCCTTTGATTATGGGGGGACCGGTGCGTGTTTAATATCGGATGGTCGTGGTGGTATTACTTATAGTGATAATATAGTATTTGATATTAATGTCAATCCGAACCGTTTAGGTATTACAGGCGAAATTATGGCAAATCGGATTATGTTTGATAATAGTAGTGTTCGGGTAGGAGAAAATGCGGGGCAATATAATCAAGGCGCCAATGCTGTCGCTATCGGATGTGGCGCCGGATATACCGGTCAAGCATCGAATTCGATCATAATAAATGCGACAGGGTCGCAACTGGATATGAGTGCGGTCAATACGTTTACGGTAAAACCTGTCCGCGACGAATCTAATACGAATGCTTTAAATGCCTATTCCGCCTTGTATTATAATAAAACGTCAGGCGAAATCGTCTCGGGGGCGAAAGTTCTGACGGCAGTTGGTATGACAGGGGCAGTTCAGGTTAGTGATGGAAATGGCGGGTTGACGGGCAATACGGGATTTTACTATGATATGTCAAATAATAGTGTAATTTTAAATGGTAATTTTCTGCCGGGCGGTAATCTGACCGCCTCGGGTGAAACGGTTGGTATATCGCAATGGTCGCTCGGGTCTACGGGGAGATTTTGGAAACATATTTATGTTAGTACCGGTTCCATTTATTTTGTCGGAAATAATAATCAAGTATCGTATTCTATGGGCGTCGACCCCTCAACCAATACATTTAATATAACGAATAATACTGACCCAGAAAATCCTACCACGAGTGTTGTTGGGGCAACAGGTCCGACGGGACCTTATGGCGGTCCACCAGGTCCAAAAGGCGACACGGGGGTAGGTTTTACGCCGAGTGGTCCAAATCGTTCGCTACAGTATAATGTCAATAACACGGGTATAACCGGTAGTACGAATTTACTTTATGATGATTTAACGAACACGTTAACCGTCACCGGTACTTTACAAACGCAAAATATAGATTTTGGCGCGAATTCGATTGCGATTACGCAAGGCAGTCATAATACAATCGGGCAAGGCACGTATGCTGTCGCGATTGGTAATTATGCGGGTCGAACAAGTCAGCAAGATTACGCGGTCGCCATTGGTAATTATGCGGGTAAGACGAGACAACAATCGGGAACGGTGGCAATTGGTAGCAGTGCGGGACAGACGAGTCAACAAAACAATGCGATATCGATTGGTGAGCAAGCGGGTTATCAAAATCAAAATACGAATGCGGTAGGGATTGGTAGCAGTGCGGGGTGGCGAAATCAACAAGGCAATGCTATTGCGGTGGGTTATCAGGCCGGATGGTCGAGTCAACAAACCAATGCGGTCGCTATCGGTTATCAGGCGGGATGGTCCAGACAACAAACGAATGCGGTGGCGGTGGGTTATAATGCGGGATGGTTTAATCAACAAGCGAGTACAGTAGCAATTGGTGAATATGCGGGACAGACGAGTCAACAAAACAATGCGGTGGCAATTGGTTCTGGCGCGGGATATTTATTACAGGGAAATAATGCGGTCGCAATAGGGTATGGGGCAGGTTATAACAATCAACAACCGAATTCTATTATCATAAATGCGAGTGGCGTAAATATAACGAATAGCGCGTCTGATACTTTTACCGTAAAACCCGTCCGTGCCGAAACGGTGCTGGATGTTAATTATTCTGCCTTGTTTTATAATACCACGACCGGCGAAATCGTCTCGGGATTAGGCGGTTCTAATGGTCTAACCGGTGCGACGGGGGCGACCGGTGCGATGGGCGAAACGGGTGCGACGGGCGACAAAGGCATTACCGGCGATCCGGGTGGTGCGCCTGGCGTAACGGGTGCCACCGGCGAAACGGGTCCAATGGGTCCAATCGGCGAAACGGGTGCCACCGGCGAAATAGGTCCAACGGGCGAAACGGGTGCCACCGGCGAAACGGGCGAAACGGGTCCAACGGGCGAAACGGGCGAAACGGGCGAAACGGGTCCAACGGGCGAAACGGGTTCAACTGGTCCGACGGGTGAAACCGGTGCGACGGGTTCGACGGGTCCGACTGGCGATAAAGGTATTACGGGCGATCCGGGTGGTGCGACCGGTGCGACGGGTGCTACAGGTCAAACCGGCGAAACGGGTGCGACCGGCGCGACGGGTGATATTGGTCCGACGGGTCCGAGTGGTACAGTACCCGGTGGACCAACAAATTCCGTTCAATATAATAATGGGGATGGTGGTATTACTGGTAGTAATAATTTCGAATACAATGAGTCTGAGACTATTTTGTCATTGAATGGTACGTTTCGTCCACAAAAAATAGATTTTAGTGCCAATTCAATTGCCATTACCCAAAATGCGTATTATGTTATTGGGCAAGGAAATTATGCCGTGGCAATTGGTAATTATGCGGGTCTAACGAGTCAACAAGATTATGCGGTTGCGCTGGGTTATAATGCGGGACGAACAAGACAACAATCTAGTGCCGTGGCAATTGGTAATAATGCCGGATTGACGAGTCAACAAGGTAGTGCCGTGGCAATTGGGGAAGGAACGGGTCAATTAAATCAACAACTTAATGCCATTGCGATTGGTTATCAGGCGGGATTTAGGAACCAACAAATTAATTCGATAGCACTTGGTTATCAAGCGGGATTATCGAACCAACAAACGTCTGCGTTGGCGCTTGGTTATCAGGCGGGTTATACAAGTCAACAAAATAATGCCATTTCTCTTGGTAGTAGCGCAGGGTTTACAAATCAACAAAGCAATGCGGTCGCTATTGGTGTAAATGCGGGTAACACAAGTCAGCAAATTAGTGCGATTGCCATTGGTGTTAATGCGGGTCGCATAAATCAACAAGGCAATACCGTGGCGATTGGTAATCAAGCGGGTTATACAGGACAGGGTAGTAATTCTGTCGCAATTGGATATGGTGCGGGTTATACTGCCCAAAAATCAAATTCTATCATCATAAATGCGACTGGCATAAATATAACAAACAGTGCCTCTAATACTTTTACGGTAAAACCCGTCCGTGCCGAAACGGTGCTTGATGCGAGTTATTCGGCCTTGTTCTATAATACTACCACCGGCGAAATTGTCTCGGGATTAGGTGGTTCGAATGGTATGACAGGCGCGACTGGCGCGAGTGGTGCGAGTGGTGCGACCGGTGCGACCGGTGCGACAGGCAATACCGGTGCCACGGGCGACAAAGGTATGACGGGTGACCCGGGCGGCGCGACAGGTGCCACTGGTAATACTGGCGCCACAGGTAATACAGGTAATACTGGCGATAGCGGCGCGACAGGTGCCACAGGTAATACGGGTAACACAGGTAATACGGGTAATACGGGTAACACAGGTAACACTGGCAACACTGGCGAAACAGGCAATACGGGTAACACTGGCAATACTGGTAACACAGGTAACACTGGCAACACTGGCGAAACAGGCAATACTGGTAATACTGGTAATACTGGTAATACTGGTAATACAGGCAACACTGGCAACACTGGCGAAACAGGCAATACGGGTAACACTGGCAATACTGGTAATACTGGTAATACTGGTAATACTGGTAATACTGGCAACACAGGCAACACAGGCAACACAGGCAACACAGGCAACACAGGCAACACAGGCAACACAGGCAACACAGGCGCAACAGGCAACACAGGCAACACAGGTGCCACAGGCAACACAGGTAATACAGGCAACACAGGCAACACAGGCAACACAGGCAACACAGGCAACACAGGCACCACAGGCAACACAGGCAACACAGGCAACACAGGCAACACAGGCAACACAGGTGCCACAGGCAACACAGGTAATACAGGCAACACAGGCAACACAGGCAACACAGGTAACACAGGCAACACAGGCAACACAGGCAACACAGGCAACACAGGCAACACAGGTAACACAGGCAACACAGGCAACACAGGCAACACAGGCAACACAGGCAACACTGGCAACACAGGCAACACTGGCGCAACAGGCAACACAGGCAACACAGGCAACACTGGCAACACAGGCAACACAGGCAATACTGGTAACACTGGTAATACCGGCGCAACAGGCAATACCGGCAACACTGGCGCTACAGGCAATACAGGCAACACAGGCAATACTGGTAACACAGGCAATACCGGCAACACT